TTTTACCCTTAGCATCAAATTTCAAACACTTTAGGATATTCCCATCATCATCTATAATTGTAGCGTGAACTGCCCTAGAACTACAATCTATTCCTGTGTGGATGACACATCCTCCAGAATAAAGCCTCTAAGCTCCCATTCTTCCTTTAATTGTTCCTCAGCACCTTTCCACTTTTCCGGTTTATGTATAGAAATCAATTTACCAATATCTTTACGTATGGCGTAATTTTCTATATTCTTAGATTCATTTTTATCAACTACTAATTTAACAATTCTATCCCTAGCGTCGGGCGTAGCTACAGCCATTAGATTGCCCATGGCTACCCATAACAAATCTCCGGTTTCCTCGTCAAAATTAGCGGGATCCTTACGAAAATTTTTAATGGACTCCTGCCACTCCTTGACTTCTTCCTTTATAATCGGAATTCGCTCTTTCGCCAAAGCTTGATCTGTTCGATCTTTGTAAGATTCCGTATGTGTAAATCCCCACCTATTGTGGAAATCGAATACAGCTTCAGCTACGACAGTCATAACTTCTATAAATCTATCCTTTTCTAGAATATCCATTAGCCCCTCCCTGATTCTAGGCTTCTGGCTGATAGCACTCTACTAGATGTATTGAATAATCCTTTAAAAGCTTCCTTACGACCCAATAATTTATCGTAGGCTGCTCTAATTTCAATAAGAGTTTTCATGCTAGTATTCAGCCGTTTGTTATCTCTTAGTATTATACCCTCCATTTCATCAATGGTAGGCTTACGTGTTCCTTTAGCCAAATACTCTTCAGCCAACTTAGCTTTTTCTACCTTCATTCCAGTTTCAAAGGCTGTTTCATATGCGCCCTTTTTTGCGCCTAGAGCAGCCAAGTTTAATTCGACAAAAGCTAACCATGCCCCTGATACAGATAGATATTCTTGCAACTCTGTATTTGAAGCTTCTGATAAGTTACCAAAAGTTATATCTTCTCTAGTAGCATTATCAATTTTAATAAAAGGTATTTCCATATCCTCTACATATTGATTGGCTTTGTTATAGCCTTTTTCAACTGTCCAAGTTTCGTCTACCATTTATATTCCCCCTTCTCCTTCTATTAGTAATTCAATATAACGTATAGCTTTCTCTAAGTCCTCTACCCCATTTTTCTCACGCCATCTACAAATATACTTTATAACATTACCTTCGGCAAAGCCTAACCCATTCCTTTGTATGAAGTCAAACGGTTCTATCTCAAACTGTTTGTAATGCTCAGGGCTTACTCTACTACTGCGTTTATCCAAAACCTAATTCCTCATCTTTTACTAATTTGCAATCACAATAATGATAGTGAATTGCCTCTACTTCTGCCAATTTAGGAGGAGATACCATATTCGCTATCTTTTGCGCCCTAGATAGAATACCGTCCCATAAATCATCATTCCGTTTGACCACAAATGTCTTAATTTGTTGGGTATTTTTATTTTCGTACAAAATTACGCCTTCAGGATGTCCCAACATATGTAAATAACACTGTAATTGGGTAGAATGTTCCATCTTAGGTCCATTCGCTATGTCATCGTCCCAACCCCGTTGGTTAATAGTTTTTAATTCCAGTACAAACATCTTCCCATCATGATGTAAAATAAAGTCTGCACGACCTGATAGAGGAACTGGACTCTCAATTTTACAGGACTGCTCCCTGTACAACATCATATTGCCAAAATATTTGGCGTACCGATCTTCCGCAGAATTACCCACCCCAAATATCCGTTGAAGAGCCGCTGAAATAGGTTTTTTAGGAATTAGCCCATTATAATGTAGCCACAAATATCGGTCACACGGATTTCCTACAGCCGACACAAAGAATTTACCCTTACTAGTACTTTTTTGGGGGTGTGCCAACTGCTTATCCAACTGCTTTACTAACAGTTGACCTAAATCTTTAGTATCCCAAGATTTCGTAACGTTTTCGGTTATCTCTTTTACGCCCATTTATTTCCTTTTTTCCGATTCATGTCTGCGGCAATATTAACTAAAAATATATCAATGTCGTGACGGATTTCCTTAGCATTTTCTGTAGTAATATGTAAAACATAATCTACTCCACTCTCTAATAGAAATTCATTACGTTCTTTATCTTTTTTAGCAAAATGTCCGTATACTCCATCAGCTTCAATAACAGTTCCTATTTCAGCTATCCAAAAATCTACAAAATATTTGCCAACCTGTCTTTGAGACTCCCATCTCAACCCTAACTCACTTAAGTAGTTGGCTATTTTTATTTCCTGAGGAGTCATCTCCTGTGGTGCTTGTTGAATGTTGAGAGGCATCTACCTGTTCCTTAAGTGTTTCTCCTAATTCGGGTTGTTCAGTTACCAATAAAGTTTTCAAACCATTAAGTCCCATAACTTTATTTCCAGCATAGTCATACCATGCACCAGCTTGTTTTATATATCCATATGCCAATCCTTCACGCATATAACTTTCCATGATGTCTATGCCACCATCCACTCTAAAAGGCACTACGACTTTTTGCCAATGATCTGCGGACGTTTTATTTTTCTTCAAGGTGACTTCCATATCAAAGCCTTCCTTGGTTTTAGTCTTCTTATCTTCAATCCACCCCGCTCGCCTAACTTCTAACATAAGATGGTTCCAGTAAACTTGGCCTTTACCACCAGGCATCTCTTTTATGGCGACAGGACCAATAGATGATCGTTGTTGATTAATGCAGATCAATGATGACCCATGCTTTAGCCTACTCATCAATCTACTAAGGGAATCATTTACAAATCTAGCTAACCACCCCATAGGATGTTTGTCAAAGTCTGCTAACTCTGCCGCAGGAACCATCCCCGCAATACTATCTATAACTACTAAATCCACCCCGGCTTCCATAACAGCTCTAGCAATTTCTATGGCTGCTTCACCGCTAGCTGGTTGAGAAGCTAACAGCAAATCGGGGTCAACTCCACATTTGCGGAACCACGATTCATCTAGAGACATCTCTGTATCAATCCACACAGCAGTTCCGCCAGATTTCTGCACAGACTCCACAGCTTTCATAGCAAGGTAAGACTTCCCCCCGCTAGGCTGTCCAGTAAGCAGAGTAAACCGCTTTTTGGGGATACCTCCCCCCGTCAATTTATCTAGTTGAGGTATCCCAAAAGGAATACGCTCGAATTTAAAATCTTTATCAGATGCTAACGTAAGTCCATCAACGCCCTTTAGAAGTTGATCCATAAGAGGGGTGTCTGTTTTAGCCATCAGCGAGACTCCTTATTTTTGATACTTCAGCATCAGCCGCAGACAAAACCAAAGGCCATGCCCTATTTATTGCGGTTTTAGCTTTTGCCATTTGTTCGTCTAAATCTTCTTCTGTATCTATATCTCGTATAGTCACTTCAATTTTAGCGTTATTATAATCGCCTAAATTAACTGTGAATCCTAATGATTGATCTATCTTCATAATACTATTACCTCTTCAGTCTTATTTGCTATAGCCGAAGCTACAGCATGTTCCGCTAAGTCTTCGTACTTTTGTCTCCACATACAATAATGGTCTTCCAATTGCTCCTTCTCTCTGTCAGCGAGATATTGTGCTTCCCTAATTGCCTTGTCAGCGTCCATCACATGCGCCCATGAGGGATCATGGATTTCTACATCTACTAGCAACGGGATTCCTATGGAATTCTCTTCCATCAAGGTACGAACCATCTCTACGACTTCTTCTTCCCCCTTAGCAACCTCTACTAATAATTCGTCATGCACTTGCATTATCAAAGCGGACTTTTTATCCTTTAGATAGTCATGTACCGCAATCATACGCTCAGACATTATATCAGCAGATGTACCCTGTACTAAGTAGTTAATGCCAGCATATGCGAAATCTGCCGGAATCCAGTATTTTCGCCCATATCTATTTTGCACCACCCCAGTCTTGGTAATTTTAGCCATGACATCTTTAATAAACTGTTTGGAACCAGGTAATCCGTCTAGGAAATTAGCTTTATATTTTCTAGCTTCTTTGATACTACAATCTAAAGAATTAGCTAGGTTTTCTAATCCCAATCCGTATAAAATACCAAACGATAGGTTCTTTGCTGCTTGACGATAAAACTTCCACTCTGCGTGAGTCTCGTCTACGTGAAATGCTGCCTTAGCGGAATTGTCGTGAAGGTCAACCCCTTTATCCTTCAAATCTGCTAATTCTTTGTCATTCATGAAATATGAAAGAAAGACCCAAACTTCCATCTGTTTATAATCCAAACCATATAGGGTATATCCCTCTCTAGGAACAAAAGCATTCCTAGTTGCAAACTTAGTGGGGTCACCGTCAACGAAAGTTTCTTCCCCAACAAATGCCCACGCAGAAATATCCTGATCGTCAAGAGATATCCGACCCTTACCAGCCTTTACAATTGCCTCTAATCGCCCTTGTAATGCTTTCATCTCTTCTTCATTGAGATTTTGTTCTACGGTATTTATAATCCCTCTAGGAATATTCTGCAAATTAGGGTTTCGGGAAGATAACCTACCTGTTACTGTTCCCCAATTAGCATAGGTACAGTGAAGTACATCTGTCTGAGACAGTGGCTCAATGTAAGTACTCAACATCTTACCCAGTGTTCTATACTCTCTTACTCGTCCTGCTAGTTCATGGTTAATTTTTACTAAGGATTTTTCTCCCCACGAAGGGTTTCCTTTTTCAGTTTTATCCGGAGACTCAATTCCTAGCGACTCAAATATCTTACCTAACTGTAGATTA